CTATGGGAACTTATAATAAGGGAAGTTCAGAAGCTTATTAAGGAAGATGATACTATTTCCTCTTAGTACTACCGATAACCTACATTATGTTAAGTTACCAAAAGTAAATTGCTCTGATAATTCAATGCAAACTGAAATAAACAATACAATGCGTTATTTTAGTAGCTAAAATGGTAAACAAACGATTGAGTGAAGTATTTGCGGTCAGTAAGAGTAAAGGAGCATACAAGGTATATAAGCGTAAAATAGCGGCTAAATTGGGGTTAAATGAGCGATATAGAGGCATTAGAATGAAAGGAAATGGTAGCCTGAACCCCCCATACCCGTATAGGGGGGAGTCAGACCCCACCCCCTCATTCTACGATTAGTGGCTTGAATGAACGGAGCGAATAATTTGGGTTTTCCGAACATACCGATAATAAGGAAAATGCTTGATTGCACTTATAGCAGTCTTGGTAGTGGGTGTATATATAAAGCTGGGATTAGTTCTTCGGACAGGGACAAGATAAATTTTGCTTTATATACGGTATTAAGGAGCAAGCCGGTATCATATTGGAGGAGGAAGAGGAAGCGAAGATAGTTTAAAAAGAAGTTAGAAGTCTCACAGAACCCCGTTAGAGTAAGCCGATAGATTTGGCAAACCTTAACGGGGTTCTGCCTTTGGTGGGTGTAAGAGCTCACCAAAAAGTTTAAGAGGGTTATTGTGAGAGATATAGGATGAATGGAAAGGTGGTTTATTTGAGGTTATGAACGGATTACAACAAACGGTATCAAGTGAGGATAGGGGGAGGGTAAGCCCGTATGCGGAGCGGTTTCCTGTGATGAGTTACGATACAGGGGAGTTGAGGTATATCAGCAAGCGGGAGAAGGTGTTGATAGATGCTTGGATAGCTACGAATGGGAACTATGGGGAGTGCAAGAGGTTGCTTGAGGAGGCAGGTTGGAGGGGAGGGAAGAAGCCGATAGCGTCAAGGACGATAGTTTTGTTTCTCCAGCGTCCACAGATTGTTAAGTATATAGTTGAGAAGCAGAAGGAAAGAGCCTTAGCGGAAGGTTATGATGAGGTGAGATGGAAGGCAGAGGGGATACGGTATAAGAATGGAGATTTGAAGACTAATGGGATGACATTTTTTTATTGGAAGGAACTGGGTCGTGCGCTTGGTTTTTATAAGCAAGCTGACAATAATGCGCCGATGTTTAACCAGCAGATAAATTTTGTGCAAGCGGACGGGAACGAATAATGGTGAAACATTATGAAAGTATGTGTTTTGAGCATAATTTCTGTATAAGATTCGGAAAGTTTTTGATATTTAGTTTTCATTGTTATCGCAACGATTTGGATGGGCACACTATTTATTTTAGATTTTTAGAATTTGAAAAATGGACTCATTAAAATTAAATATCGTTCTTCATCGGAATCAAATTCCGATACACGAAAACAAGGCTCGTTTCCGTGTAATCAAAGCTGGGAAACGATTTGGCAAGACGAAATTAGCTCTTTTTGAGTTAATGCAAGCGGCAGGAAAGTGTCCGAACGAAGTTTTCTGGTTTATAGCGCCGACATACAGGCAAGCCAAATCCATTGCATTTTTTGATTTACTTTGGATGCTACCGAAACAATGTATTAAGAGGAAGTTAGAGAACGAATTGATGGTTATATTACAGAACGACTCAAGGATTGAGCTTAAAGGGGCGGACAACGAAGATTCGTTAAGGGGTCCGAGATTGAAGATGGTAGTTTTTGATGAGTGCGCTTATATAAAAGAATATCTATGGAACGATATTATTAGAAGTCAGCTTGTTGACTTAAAAGGGAAAGCCATTTTTATTAGCAGCCCTAAAGGGCGAAATTGGTTCACGCATTTAGGGGATGAGGCAAAAAGAAAACAAGGTATGGGAGATAAAGATTGGGCATATTTTTATTACACGAGTTTTGATAATCCAACTTTACCAAGAGAAGAGCTTGAAAAAATCAGGGATACTATCCCAGAAACGACTTGGAATCAGGAGTATATGGCGTTGGAGCAGGACTTTGTGGGGCAGAAGTATTCAGAGTTCAATTTTGACAAGAATGTGGAGGAACTCAAGAATATAAAACAAATACCTGAAGTTAGGGGTATAGACTGGGGACTTGACCATCCTACAGTATGTTTGTGGGCAAGGGTGGACATAGAGAACAAGGTTGTCTGGATAACAAATGAGTATTTTAAGAGCGGATTGACGATTAATGAGAATGTGAAGAACATATTGGATATTACAGGATCAAGAGCTATTGAATGGACAGTTATTGACCCTTCTGCGAATAAAAGAGATCCTGCGACAAACAGAAGCATAAAAGATGAGTATGCGAGATGGGGATTAGCTTGTGTGGATGGGGACAGGAGGGAGAGAGGAACAGACATAGTCAAGATGTTTTTGAAACACGGAAAAATAAAGATAGATCCGAGATGCAGAAATTTAATTAGGGAACTTCAGATTCTTGAATGGGGAGACAAGGTTGGGGATGACGCAACAGATTGTGCGCGCTATATGCTTGTGCGAATTTACGATTTTATGATACCGAACTTATTTGAAGAATTGAAAGGAGAAAAGAAGTTTGTTCCTACCAATCCGAGAGAGATGAGTATTTATGATTTACCTTCATATCAGAAACAGACTAACAATGTTAGCGAGTGGTTGCTTGAACAGGTGATTTAGATGCCTTTACCTAAAACAAAAAATGTGGCGGAGTTAATCAAATTATTAAAGATAGAAAAACCAAATATCTCAAAAAAACAAAGGATTGCGATTGCTTTAAGTCAGGCAAGAAAATCAGGGGCAAATATCCCGACTCTTTCTGAAGCATTAAAAAAAAGAATGAGAGATAAATAAATGGCGGATGAATTAGATCAAAATCTTTTATTGCCAGACACTTCTCAAATGCCCGATTTAATTTTACCTCGTCCATTTTCTTTAGCGCAGGCAAACGAAGTTGAGCTTGGCAAGATACTGGCTGAAGTTGCGGACAAAGAGGAACAGTGGGAAACAGAAATGAACGGTTTTTTTGGCGAGTGGTCTGAATATGCGGATAGCTGGCGGATGATACCGAGACAGACAGGTTCAAAGAAGCCAAGCGGGTTATTCAATTCAAAGTCGGGAGAAACTAACAGAGCCGCAAACACTCTTGCCACGATATGGTTCAGGATGTTGACATCCGGCGATCCGTTTTTTGAGGCTGTGGTTGAAGGGTTGGCGGAAGATGGAAACGAATTGACAGAAGAAGATTTATATTCGGTTGAAGGGGTTTTAGGAAGGCAGTTAAGAACATTTAAGTTTAAGTCAAAACTGTTAAGGTCGTTAAGGTCAATGGGACTGTTTGGCACAACGGTAATGGAGGAGTTCTGGAATAGATTGAAAGGGATAGAGGGAACTGATACCTTCCATCGTTCGCTTCTTACTACAGGGTTTGACCCGTTTGTATTTGATATAGAGATGAGCGATTACATTTTTACAATAGATTTTATTTCTATTCACAAGTTAAGACAGATGGCAAAAAGGGGAGAAGGCGAGATTTGGAATACCGATAGAATAGAAAAAGCGTTTGACGATTCCAAAGAAAGCTCTCTAAATAAAGGGATTACTGGAAAATCGGGCAACATATTTCAAAGGATTATAGAGAGGAAACAGAGAGCCGGATACCATTCAATAGCCACAAAAGATTTGATTGAAATAATCACATATCATGGAAAATTAAATTCAAATAGTTCTGTTCTTCAGGAATTATGGCAGAGTCTTGGCAGAACTGATGATATTAGCGATACAGATTGGACTGTAGCCATAATGAATGGAACAGATATTATAAGACTTCATCCTGAACCTTATGGAGACTGGAGGCACTCTTTCAAGATAGCGAGTTATAACGAGTTTGAGCTTGAACCGATTGGATATGGAGTGGGAAAGATAGGGAGAAAGATACAAAGAGAGTTGGATGTAACGCAATCAAGAGCCAACGATATTTTGATGTTCTCGCTCTTTTCAATGTGGAAATTAGGAAGGTTTGCGGGACTAAAACCAAGCCAACTTACAATCAAACCGTGGGGCATAGTGGAACTTGAGGATATAAACCAGCTTGAACAGTTGAGACCGCAGATTGAAGCGATAGCGCAGGCGTTAGCAATGCAGGGTATGTTAAAAGAAGATTTCAGGACAACTACGGGAGCTACTTCTAATTTACAGGCGATTATTACAAAGGCAACGGCTACGGAAGCATCGTTAACGCAATCAGAGGCGATAAGGGGAGCATCTGTAGCGGCTGAACTGATAGCTGAAACATTCCTAAGAGAACACATTGAAACAATGCATATAAATAATCTTGACCTATTAGACGAAGACATAA